TATTAGAACTTTTGATACTATACATGGGAGGAGCATTGTGTATTCTTCTAATTGGATCAGGAGACTTTGCCATAGACAAACTTCTTAATAAGTTTGGAATTAAATTTCGTAAACCTCATTTACCTTTTGAATAATGAATTGTTGGCACTGTGGCACTGAATTAATTTGGGGTGGAGACCATGACCTTGACGATTATGAAGATATGGAGTATGATATAATTACAAACCTTACTTGCCCTAAATGTGAATCTTATGTAGAAGTTTATCATAAGATCAAAAACAAATTATGATTTTTTTAGCATGTCCGCCAGTTTATACTTTGCCTGGCACTTGGAGTGATCCAAATAAAATTGCAAAGTGTAATGACACACTTATACCACACTTTACATTCAATCCTGATTATACCTTTGGTATATCGATTGCAGTGATTACTGTTCTGTTGGCCGCATATGGTATATACAAAGGTTTCTTTGCAAACAAAAACCTAACAGATCCTTGGGATGACCACGATGACTAAATCTTATACAAAATTAAAAAATCAAGTGAAATCAAATATGTATTATATTTTTTGGGGTGCATGTACTTTCGCCGTGATGGCAGGACAAATCTATGTCGGCACTGGATATCGTAGTATGTCTAAATCTCTTGATACTCTTGTTGATTCATATGTCAATAGACCAAGAGTTATGCCTGTTCCAAACAGAGATTATAAAATGCCTATCTTACAATGAATCTAAGTGAAAGTGATGCTGCATATGCAGCTGACCAATTTATCGATTACTTCTCAAACATGGGTCGTATTGATGAATATCTTCGTAATGTAAAACTAGATCGTATGTCAAAGATGCCGACATATCTTCCTGGCTGTGGGCCTGAAGAAGATATGTTTGATGCATTTGACATGCACCCAAATGACATGAACTTTAAAGTTTATGCTGCTGGAAAAGATGATAGTTTCTCAAATGAATATTTCAATGAGAGACTTCAGATAACAACTTCTCATTCAATTGAGAGTTCAATTCCTGGCAAGTCACTTAAGTGGATTGTTATGGAAACTAATACTAAAAAGATAGTTGGATTTATTCGTTTTGGTTCTCCCACTATCAACTGTAAACCTCGTAATGATTGGTTAGGTAGACCACCTGAGTTGAAAAGATTTAATCGTCATTCAATCATGGGATTTATTATTGTTCCCACTCAACCATTTGGATTTAATTATCTTGGTGGTAAACTTCTTGCTTTGTTATGTTGTTCTCATGAGGCTAGAGAACAGTTAAATAGTAAATATGGTTCAGATATTTGTTTGTTTGAAACCACATCACTTTATGGCACAACAAAGTCATCATCTCAATATGATGGATTGAAACCTTACATGAGATACAAAGGATTGACTATGAGTGATTTTACTCCTTTGTTACATGATGATGTCTTTAAAGGATTAAATAAATGGTTTATAGCGAGAAACAACGACAAACTATTAGTCAAAGAAGACGCTTCGAGTCGCAAGTTGAAGACTCAACAGAAGATGATATCTATCATCAAAAAGAACTCGTCTTCTCAAAAGGCTGCGGAGTTTCAGACTGCAATTGTAAATGCAAAGAACCTCACTGAAAAGAAAAGAGTCTACTTCAGTGACTATGGTTTTGCTAATTCTAGGGAAGTAATTCGAGGAGATACTGACAAACTAGAGAAAAACCCCATCAACTTTGATAAATTCTATCAAGAGAACCTCATCAAATGGTGGAAAAACAAGGCCTCTAAAAGATATGAAAGTCTTAAGTCCAGTGGTTCTCTTAGAACAGAATTAGAGGTTTGGACTAAAGATATGCACATCGACATCATCAGGTAACTACTATGATCAAAACAATTCTACAAGAATTTCCTATCACAGACTATCCTAGAGAGAGAAGTCTTAGTGAAGAAAAAATTCGTAAGTATGCGTACACCAAAGAAGAAGTTAATATTCTTATTGAGGCGGCAGTTAAGGAAGCTGTTGATGAAGCACGGAGAATCGATGATGAGTCAATGGCGAAGCACAATCGTGAAGCGACAGTCATTAGTATGATTCTTGGATTCACTACTCTTGCATTGTTTGTCGATGGACTATTAAGAATGTTGGGTATCATTCCACCATTCATGCATCTAGATGTAAACATTCTAGACAAAATAGAAACTGACATTATAGATAAGATAAAACAAGTTCCTATACAAAAGATACTACAACAAGGTTTCCGATGAATGATACTAGCGTCTTTATATATTTTCTTTGTTTTGCTTGTCTCGCAGGGGCAACCTTTGCATACATGTATGCTATGATGACTTCAACCTTGAGAGACTTCAATAGACAACAAGAGAGAAGAAATGTGCATCCAGAAATGTCAGATGTTAAATCTGGTGAAGAACTTTTAGTTTTCAAAGCACAGGATGAAGACGATGATGATGAAGGAGACGTTGTTATTATCAGAAAATAAATTATGAAAGATTTTGACGATTCAAACTGGAGAGATGAATACAAATCTTTTGCCAGAAACAAAATGGAAATTGAATTACTTGAAAATGGGCCAAAGAGTTTATCTCAATCATGGCATCTTCAAGCACTGTATAGTAATTGGAAAAAAGTAAAAGGTATCACAGATCCCGAACCTTTAGATTTACAAACTAATTTCAAAGACTGGAGCGAGAAACATGACGAAACCAAACGACCTCTGGGATGATATGTCTATTCTAAATTCTCTATATGGAGAGCTTTGTTGGGATAATGATGACCCTATAGAATTTATACCTGATTATGAAAATGATCAAATCATTGTGAAAAGAAAAAAATGGAACTTAAAGAATGGTTGAACTCAATCAACACAAATAAAAATAATTTGATTGATGAGGATCCTGATATTGAAAAACAGTATCCATCTTATATAATTAACAGATGTCTATCTGGACAGATTGATTCTGTGATGTTTGCAAATGAAATGAATAAACATCCTAATCTAGCAAAGAAGTTACAATATGACTTTTTTCTAAATAGTCTCAGGAAAAGGAAGAGATACTCTCCTTGGCTTCGTAAAGAACAAATTGAAAACCTTGAACTTGTCAAACAATACTATGGTTATAGTAATGAAAAGGCAAAACAGGTTTTAAACATTTTGACTAGAGAACAACTCTCGTTTATTCGAGATCGACTTGAGATTGGAGGTAGAAAATGAATTCCATTGTGGAACCTGAGATTAGTTGGTCGCCAGACCAAATGATTGAGATTACATTAAATGAACCAGATGATTTTCTTAAGGTAAGAGAAACGCTGACTCGTATTGGTGTGGCCTCAAGAAAAGAAAAGAAGTTATATCAGTCTTGCCATATTCTACATAAACAAGGCAGATACTACATCGTTCATTTCAAAGAACTATTCGCATTAGATGGTAAGAGAGCTAATATCACAGTGAATGATGTGCAAAGAAGAAATCGTATTATCCAGTTACTTTTAGACTGGGGATTGGTTGCTATTGTTTCAACTGAAAAAGTCAATGATATCGCACCATTGAATCAGATTAAAGTCATTTCTTATAAAGAAAAGAATGATTGGAATCTTGAAACTAAATACAATATAGGTAAAAGAAAGAAACCAGAGGAGGATTGAGATGGTTATCAAAATGGACAAGTCTCAGGAATTTATCAAGAGCGGTAAAAAATTAATTAGTGAATATGATGGTGCAAATTTAAAAGAGGATGAGGAACAAAAACCAGAACTATTAAATGAAGAAGTGTTACTATCTTAAAAATTTGTATAGATAGTTATGTGTTTAATTCAAAACAATCTATGCATAATCTAATATCGTTCAATAGTTTAAGGCCTTGGATGAATGTCGAACGAGAGACATCTCCAAATGATGCAGTTGATGACTACTTTGAATGTATTTCGGAATGTGATGTAAGAGATAAAACTTGCGTCAGCCACTGTAGAGTTCTGCTAGACTAGGGAGGAAACCGAAGTGTTGTTAGGGGGTTCACCACCCCTTATTTTTTTGTCTGCTATTATAATTAGTAATGTCGCCTTCGGGGACAAAATTCACACTCGCTTACTTAAGGAGAACTATGACTTCGCTACAAAGGTATCACTCTGCAAACTTACCAGAGTTGATGAAACTAATTTCTAAGAATGGAATAGGAATGGACGATTATTTAGATCGTTTCTTCAATTCTTACGAAACCACAACAAACTATCCACCTTACAATCTAATACAGGTAAATAATACTGAGTCTCGTCTAGAGATCGCACTTGCTGGATTTAAAAAGGAGGAAGTCAATGTCTATACTGAATATGGAAAACTATTCGTTGAAGGAAAGAAAAAAGATAAAGAGGATGGATCCGAGTATTTCCATCAAGGATTGGCTCAAAGATCTTTCAACAGAGCCTGGACACTTGCAGACGATTATGAAGTCAGGGATGTGTCATTGGAAGATGGACTCCTTACCGTCAAGTTGGGTAAAGTAGTTCCAGATCATCACACTCGTAAAGATTACCTATAAATAAATCACAATAGATTTAAGGCCACTTGACTTTTGTTGAGTGGTCTTTTATAATGTAAACAAAGAGTAAATTGTATGTCTGTAAATTTAGTCATTTTAAAATCTGGCGAAGAGTTGATAGCAGATGTGAAGGAAATTAAATCTGGAAAAAATGTCGTGGGATATTTTTTTGATGATCCTTTGACATTACATTGCGAAGCTGATGAAGAACCAGAGATATTATTGGAAGAGGAAACTGAATCAAAATACAATTCAAAAGTATCGATATCATTTTTTCCGTGGATTCCTCTTTCAGCTGAGAGAAAAAATATTCCGTGTTCAGCTGATTGGATCGTAACGATTGTTAAACCACAGGAACAATTAATTAAACTTTATGAGGACAAAGTAAATGGAAGAGACCAAGGTGATCAAAGTTCTATTATTGACTAGTCAGGAAATAGTAGTATCAGAAATTGATGAGGTAGCTGCAGAGTTTGGAGATCCAAACTGTAAATTAACAAAACCTTACATATTTAAAGATGGCACTTTACATAAATGGATGGAAGACTATACTGAACAAAATGAGGTAATGATTAACTCTGACAAGATTGTAACTCTTGTTACTCCTAGTCCTTTCATTTTCGATCTGTATTCCAAAGCGACTTCGTGAAATTTTATACCAACATTCAACTCATAGGTAATCAGTTTTTGATTCGTGGATATGAGAATGGAAAACACATCACACATCGAGAGGAATGGAAACCAACTCTGTTCGTTCCATCTAAAAGAAAAACTAAGTATAAAACTTTAGAAGGCGACTCTGTTGAACCGATTCAACCTGGCTTCGTAAGGGATTGTCGTGAGTTCTACAAGAAGTATGATGAGGTTGAGAACTTTAAAATATATGGCAATGACAGATATGTTTATCAATATATCTCAGAAAAATATCCAGAAGATCATATACAGTTTGATATTAAAAAGATTCGTCTTGTAACGATTGACATTGAGGTTGCTGCAGAGAGTGGTTTCCCTGATGTAGAGAATGTTGCAGAAGAATTACTACTGATTAGTTTACAGGATTATGCGACAAAGAAGGTTACAACTTTTGGTTCAAGACCTTTTGTAAACAAAGATCCAAACGTAACATACATTCTATGTAATGATGAAGTTCATCTTCTTACTTCATTCTTGGCATACTGGAGAAAGAATCTACCAGAGGTAATCACTGGTTGGAACTCACAGATGTATGACATACCTTATCTTGCTGGTCGTATCAATCGTATTCTTGGTGAGAAGTCAATGAAAGATCTCTCGCCTTGGGGTCTTGTATCTCAGGACGAAATTTATATCAGTGGTCGTAGGAACATCACTTATGATATCGGTGGTGTGACACAACTTGATTATCTTGATCTATACAAAAGATTCACATATACAAACCAAGAGTCGTATCGATTGGATTACATCGCTAACTATGAGTTGGGTGAGAAGAAACTTGATCACAATGAGTATGATACTTTCCGTGAGTTCTATACAAAAGATTGGGATAAGTTTGTTCGATATAATATTCGTGACGTTCAACTGGTTGATAAACTTGAAGACAAGTTGAAATTAATTGAACTTGCTGTTACAATGGCGTTTGATGCCAAAGTAAACTTTATTGACATTCACTATCAAGTGAGAATGTGGGATACCATCATTTACAACTATCTAAAAAAACAGAACATTGTCATACCACCAAAGAAAAGAACATCAAAATCACAAAAATATGCAGGGGCATATGTCAAAGAACCAAAGCCAGGAAAGTATGATTGGGTGGTTTCGTTTGACCTTAATAGTCTGTATCCTCATCTCATTATGCAATATAATATTTCCCCTGAGACGCTCAAGGATGACAAACACCCAACAGCTACAGTTGATCGAATACTTAAAGAAGAGATAGACTTTCAACTTCACAAAGATAGTGCTGTTTGTGCCAATGGTGCAATGTATCGCACTGACATTCGTGGTTTCTTACCAGAAATTATGGAGAAGATATACACAGAAAGAACTGTGTATAAGAAAAAGATGCTTGCTGCAAAACAAAAGTATGAAGATACTAAAAATCCTAAACTTGTAAAAGATATCGCAACATTTAACAATATTCAGATGGCTCGTAAGATTCAACTGAACTCTGCTTATGGTGCGATTGGTAATGAATACTTTCGTTATTACAAACTTGAAAATGCAGAGGCGATTACTTTGTCTGGTCAAGTTTCAATCCGTTGGATTGAAGATCGGATGAATAATTATCTAAACAAAATACTCAAAACAAAGGATGAAGATTATGTTATTGCTGTTGATACCGATTCTATCTATTTGCATCTGGGCCCTCTGGTCGAGGTTATATACAAAGAACGAGAGAAGACTACTGAGGGTGTTGTTGGGTTCCTTAACAAGATCTGTGAGATGGAATTTGAAAAGTATATTTCGAGTTCTTATGAAACGTTGGCCAACTACGTCAACGCTTACGAGCAGAAGATGTTCATGAAACGTGAGAACATTGCTGATCGTGGAATCTGGACTGCCAAGAAAAGATACATCTTGAATGTCTGGGATAGTGAAGGAGTTCGTTATGCAGAACCTAAACTCAAGATGATGGGTATTGAAGCAGTCAAGTCTTCAACGCCTGCGCCTTGTCGCACCATGATTAAGGATGTTCTAAAACTTATCATGACAAAGACTGAAGATGATGTCATTGACTTCATCGAAAAATGTAGAACAAACTTTAGATCATTACCGCCAGAGGAAATATCATTTCCAAGAACTGTAAGTAATGTGAAAAAGTATAAGAGTGTCAATGCGATCTATGAAAAGGGAACACCGATTCATGCTCGTGGTGCTCTTCTCTTCAATCATTATGTCAAGAAGAATAAACTTACACAAAAATATTCTTTGATTAATAATGGTGAGAAGATTAAATTTTGTTATCTCAAAAGACCAAACCCAATTCAAGAGAATGTAATATCATTCATTCAACAATTCCCAGAGGAACTCAACCTTGACAAATACATAGATTATGATCTACAATTTGAGAAGTCGTTCCTTGAACCTCTCAAGATTATTCTCGATTCAATTGGATGGGAGTCTGAGAGAAGAGTAAACTTAGAATCATTTTTTGTATAATGGACTTACCTATTGATGATAAAGAACTAGACATGATTGTTTGGATGCTTGAACATGTATCTGGCGATGGTGCTGAAGAACTTCACGAAAAGTTGAAGTTAGTAAAAGAAGTTAGAGATGATAACCCTGGCGGGCCTTATAAAAGAATACTTCGTGAAAAACATGGGATGGTAATTTAATGGATTTTTTAAAAGAAATAGTAAAAGAGATAGGAGATGAATATACGCAGATTGCGTCAGATATTGATGAGACTGAAAGATTCATTGATACAGGATCCTACATTTTTAATGGACTCATTAGTGGGTCTATTTTTGGCGGGGTTAGCAGCAATCGTATTACTGCCATTGCTGGTGAGTCGTCTACTGGTAAAACTTATTTCTCGCTTGCTGTTGTCAAGAACTTTTTGGACACTAACCCTGATGGGTATTGTCTCTATTTTGACACTGAAGCAGCCGTCAATAAAGGATTACTGGAGTCTCGTGGAATTGATACGACACGGTTGGTTGTTGTGAATGTCGTAACAATTGAAGAGTTCCGAAGTAAAGCACTTCGTGCAGTAGATATATACCTTAAAACAGATGAAGACAAACGCAAACCATGTATGTTTGTATTAGACTCTCTTGGTATGTTGTCAACAGAGAAAGAAATAAATGATGTATTGAATGATAAACAGGTTCGTGACATGACTAAATCACAACTTGTTAAGGGTGCATTTCGTATGCTCACACTTAAACTTGGTCAAGCAAAAATACCTTTGATAGTTACAAACCATACTTATGATGTTATCGGATCTTACGTCCCTACAAAAGAAATGGGTGGAGGTAGCGGTCTCAAGTATGCAGCCAGTACGATCATATATCTCTCAAAGAAAAAGGAGAAAGATGGAAAAGCAGTTATCGGAAACATTGTCAAGGCAAAGACTCATAAGTCGCGTCTAAGTAAAGAGAATAAAGAAGTTGAGATTCGTTTATACTATGATGAACGTGGACTTGATAAGTATTATGGTTTACTTGAACTTGGTGAGATTGGTGGACTATGGAAGAATGTTGCCGGTAGATATGAAATAGGAGGAAAGAAGATTTACGCAAAACAAATCTA